TTTCCAGGCTCTAATGACAGTACAAAATACTAGATATTATAAATGAAAAGCTAATCAAGCTGTAATAAACTTACTAAGTGTATCTTGAGCAATCAAACATACATCTCCAGTTATATACTATCTGATTAAAAACTGAACTCTTGCAGGTAATCCAAACTTTGTAGTACTTTCTACTGATTCTTGTAGTGTATGGGATACAGCAGCAACTACTGTAACATATACAAACTGAAATCAATTATTATGGACTTGACATATATGAGATACTTGACAAATAGACCATCATTTTTGAAATGGAGCTTATAATGCAGAAGAAGTAACACTACAACCTTGAGAATGGGTAACACTTGCAGCAAAAGCAACTACTTGAACTCCATCGTATGTAACAGGAGCAATAAACACAAGAGAAGATCAATAATTACTAATAAATAAGTATGGCTAGAATAACACCAAATGAAATGGATACAACTCCATTATCACAAACTACACTTACAGACCCTGCTAGTAATACTATTACAGTAGATATTCTTGATAATTATAGTTCAGTATTAATAACTACTACTACTTATTGAGTAGCTCAAACACTACCATCTCCAACTAAAACTAGTGAAGTAAAGAGATTTACTATTTATAATAATGATACATCTACTCACGCTATAAGTGTAAATAATAAAAATATTTATCCAGGAATGGCTAAGTATTTTATTTGGGATGGTACAGCTTGGTGCTGAAATGATTGAGATGTAGAATGATTAGATTTTATGACTCCTGAAATTGGGACAAGATATTATATACCTTATTCTGTTACTTGTACAACTACAACTACAGCATCTCCTTCAGCTGATAGAGTTTATTATATACCATATATAACAAGACAAGAAATGGTAGTTGCTAATATAACTATGGTTTGGACAGTATGAGTAGCTGGTAGTAGTGTAGCTATGTGAATATATGAAAGTGATGCGAATTGATTACCTACTAATTTATTATGATCAAGTGGACAAATATCAACTGCTGTAGTAGGTTGATGAACTGCAAGTTATAATTTTTCTCCTAATTTAGTTATACCAGCAAATAAGACAATCTGGTTATCTTGTGCATTTACTTCAGCTGCGCTTACTATTAGATATTTAGGTACAGCTGCAATAGCTCCAATATTATGAACTACTCTTGGTACTTTATGAAATACTCATTTAAGAACTACTTTAACTGCTTGAGTTTGGACTGATTTACCTAGTCCTGCACCAAGTATATGAAGTTTCTCAATATTAACATCTGCAGTCCCTGCTTTAACTTTATGATTAATTAACCAAGGATAATATGGCTAGAACAACACAACAAGAAACTGATATAGCTCCACTTAAATCTACTACATTAACTGATCCTGGAGCTAGTGCAATAACAACTGCAATAGTAGATGTATATAGTGAAGTAATTATCACTACTACAGCTGTTTCAACAGCTCAAACTCTACCTACTCCAACAAATACAACTCAAATAAAAAGATTTACAATTACAAATAACGATACTTCAACTCATACTATTAAAATAAATAATGAAACAATTAAAGATTTTTGCGATAGAGTTGGACAAGCTTCAAATTATTCAAATGTGAAAAAATGGTGTAGAAAAAATCATACTCTTAATAGAGGTTTTTTTAAAGGATATACTTTTGGTTATCAAACTAAATAGAAAACAATTAGATTATATGAATTCCAATAAACCAAATACCGGGTTTGTGGCCGGTTTGGGGAGTGGTAAAAGCTACGCAGCTACATTGAAAACAATTGTTAAGAAGTTACAAAACCCAACTCTAACTGTGGCTTACTATCTTCCAACATATCCATTAATTAGAGATATTGCTTTTTCTAAATTCCCTGAAATGTTAAGCGAGATGGGAATAGAATTTGTATTAAATAAAACAGATAAAGAAATACTTGTAAAAGACCATGGTAAGATAATATTCAGATCAATGGATAATCCACATACAATAGTAGGATACGAAGTATTTTACTCAGTAATTGATGAGTGTGACATTTTAGAAGCTACTAAGATGGAAATAGCATATAACAAGATATTGGCTAGAAATAGACAAAAACACCCGAAAGGAGAAGCCAACGCTCTTGATATCGTTGGCACACCCTGAAGGCTTTAGATTTTTCTTTAAAAGATATGTAGAGAACTTCAATGAAGATACAGACCTTCTAATAAGAGCTTCAACTTATGAAAATAAACATTTACCAACAAACTATATAAGTGGATTAGAACAACAATACCCTGCTAACTTGCTAAAAGCCTACCTAATGGGTGAATTTGTAAACTTAACAACTGGTACAATCTTTGGTTATTTTGATAGAAAAAAACATGATACAGATATAGTTGAAAACAATACAGAAGCTCTTTATGTCGGCCAAGATTATAACGTTGGTGCGTGCATCTCAACTGTTTACATTAAGCGAACAATAGAAGGCAAACAAAAGCTTATTCAAGTAGATGAGATAGAATCATACGATACAAAAGCTATTATTACTAATCTTAAGAATAAATATCCTAATCGAAGTATTAGTATCTATCCAGATGCTTCAGGAAATGCTCGTAAAACATCATCAAGCGAAACAGATATACAAATGCTAAGACAAGCTGGTTTTATGATTTATGTAAATAGTAGAAACCCTGCTGTATTTGATAGAATTACTATTACTAATAATTGTTTTGATAAAGATATGGTTTTAGTTAATTGTAAAAGATGCCCTAAGACTGCTAAAGCTTATGAACAACATAGCTATGATGAAAAAGGGCAGCCTATGAAGTTTAACGGAGCTGGTACAGTTGATGACTTTACGGATTCAGCTACATATCCATTTGCTTATATGTTCCCGATTAATTATGAGTTTAGGAAAATTAAAATATCAGGAATTTAATTATAAAGAGGATTGATTTCCTCTTTATATAGTCTTATTGAAAGTTATTCCTCTCTCTTCACATAAGTTTAAAAAATCCCAAACATAAGTTTGAGAAACAAAAGTTCTATTTTTTTCATTGGTTTTAAAAAACAAATCACATAGCATATCTCTTGTTTTTTTCTTGTCTTCTTCTAGTTTTACATACGCTTCTTCAAATACAGCTTTTGGACTCCAAGACTCATATGTAGTATTGTTTGGGTTAGAATATATAACTTTATATCCATCTTTGCTATCTTTTTCCATTGCTTCAGCTTCTATTATTTTTGTTCCTATATATTTTTCCATTTTATCCCTTTTATTTTAACTATTTATTATTACATATTAAAACTTTATATCCAATTAATCAAAAATCTACATCTTATTATTTAGCTATAATAATAACAAAAAGGCTAAAATATGGCTGTATCAAATATACATGAAAGTTACGCTTATAGAGTCAAAGACTGGCAGAAGATAAGGGATTGTATAGAAGGCGATAAAGCGATTAAATCTCGTGGCACTGCTTATATTCCTAAACTTACGGACCAAGACGACCCATCTTATAATACATATCTAAACAGAGTTAATTTTATGAATGCAACGGCTCGAACAGTTGATGCTTTAGTTGGATTAATATTTGCTAAAGATGCGATTATTGAAACTCCTTTAAGTGATTTAGAACTAGAATCTATTACAAATAAACAACAATCACTTTCAGAACTAGCAAAAGAACTAACTACTGAAGTATTAACAATGGGTAGAGTTGGAATCTTAATAGATGCAACGGCTGCGAATGTTGAGGCTCGAATCAATGGTAAATCATACATATCTGTTTATAATACTGAAGATATAATCAATTGGAAATATGTAAATAATAAATCCTATTTAATTGTATTACGTGAAGTGGTAAGTATTGATACAGATGATGAATTTGCACAAAAGAAGCAAACTAACTACAGAGTACTAGACATAACAGATGGTAAATATAGACAAAGATTGTTCACTCCAAATAACGATGATAGTTTTTCTGTTGATGAGATTTTTCCTAAGATCAAAGGTAAGTCACTAACTGAAATTCCATTTGTTGCAGTTGGTATTGAGAGCTTTAGTTTAGAGCCTGATAAAAGTCCTATACTTGACTTAGTAGATACAAACATCACTTATTTTAAATTTGATATAGATAGAGGTAACGCTCTTCACTTCATAGGCGTACCAACTCCATACATTACGGGTCATCATCCAGAAGAGAATGAGAAAATAAGACTAGGAAGTGATACCTTTATTTCCTTACCTGAACCAGATGCAAAAATCGGTATATTAGAGTTAAAAGCCGAAGGACTTGGAGCATTAGCAGACTATATTTTAGAACTTGAAAATAGAATGGCGTTTCTTGGTGCTAAAATGCTTAAAGATGATAAGAACGTTGGTGAATCTGCTCAAGCTATGGAGTTAAAACAAAATAGCGAGAAAGCAATATTAAGTTCAATTGCTAAAAATATATCAATGGCTTTAAAATTTGCTTTACAATATTATTGCGATTTTGCAGGATATAACAGCTCTAATATTAGTTATCAATTAAACAGTAATTTTGGTACTGATAAGCTTACAGATGCTGAAAGAAAACAACTATTGTCAGAATGGCAAGGTGGAGCGATTACGTTCAATACATTCTTTAACAATATGCAAAAAGCTAATATTATTGAAAAAGATGTTGATGCAGAAACTTATAAGATGCAGCTAGAGAGTGAAGCACCTACGATGAGCGTGCAACCTGTAAAAGAATAGAAAATGACAGCAAACGAAAAGCTACAAGATTTATTATTAGAGCGTTCTTTAATTCTTGAGAGGATTAAAGGATCGGTATCTAATGACTTAACAAAAGTATATGATGAATTGCTTAAAAACATATCTAAAAGAATAAATGAAAGCGATTTAACAATTAAACAAAGCGAACGATTAATTAAACTACTTGAAAAAGATTTAGTTATTCCATACGCTGAATTAGGTAACGATTTAAACGCTTTAGCACAAGATGAGAGTAAGTTTATGTTAAACGCTGTAAATGCTGCAGCAGGGATTGATATAGCGACTACACTGCCAACAAATAAAACTATAAACAAAATTGCAAACGCTTCACTTATGGAAGGTGCTACGATTAAGAATTGGTTCGGTAGTTTAGAGCAATCATTACAGTTTGATGTAGCACGTGAAGTTAGACAAAGTATTATTCAAGGTAAGACGAACAAGGAAGTAACTAACAATCTTAAGAATATACTTGGAACATCTTTAAGACACTCACAGACTCTTGCAAGGACTGCTGTATCTACAATAAGCAATGATGCAAGAATGCAAACTATTAATGAAAATGAAGATATATTTAAGGGTTATGTTTGGAAATCGACTTTTGATGGTAGAGTTCGTCCTGAACATCTATTAAGAGATGGAGCAGAATGGGGACTGGATAAAAAAGGACTGAATGAAAAAGGTAAAAAATATTCTTTTGCAAGAGTTCCTTTTGGGTTTAATTGTAGATGTATTCTTTTGCCACTAATCAAATCATTTAGAGAACTAGGTATTGATTTAGATGAAGTTCCTAACAGAGTTCGTGCAAGTATGGATGGATCAGTCCCGGCTGAAATGACTGCGAGTGAATGGTTTGAAACAAAAGATAAAGCATTTCAAAAGCAATATCTTGGAGAGGGTAGATATAATTTATACAAAGAAGGAAAAATTACCTTATCTGATTTAATTTCAAAAAGTGGAGATACTTTAACAATTAAGGAATTAGTAGCTTTAAAGTAAAGAGGAAATTAATCCTCTTTAAACTTCCAGCCTTTTTTAATTCCATATTTACAAAATGAAAAGCCTAAGCAAAAAAAGGTAAAACCTATTGATATAACAAATAAGATTTCTAATATTTTAATTATCATATTTAATGCCAATTATAGAAATATCTTTAAGTCTTTCATCACTTTTTAATAATTCAAATAATTTATCATAAGCATAGCTTTCCAATAAATCCATTGTTTCTGAATCTGAAAAACAAACTTCAAATTGTTCTTCGTTTGTATTGTCTTCTAGTATTATTTTCATGTTATTACCTTCTTTTGTGTTATAATTATTTATCTTATGTGCCAAGTGTACAAAAAGAACACGATATTGCTACCAAGTAGTAATATTAGCTACTCGTTAAATCGAGCAGCTAGGATAACTTACATCCTAGCTATTAATTCATCATTGCGTTAGAGCAAGAAATATAAATTTTATCGTTACTTTCAAATAATGCTTTAACTATTTTATAATTGTTTGGTTTTCTAATTGTAATTATTACCATTCCTCTTGTAGAGCCAGTGCCACTTGTAACATTTGCATCTGTTGATTTAATTAAATTTTGTTTTAAAATTTGTCTTACTTCTTTTGCTTCCATTTTTCTCTTCCTTTGTTTTTGTATATATGTAATTATAATATATAATAACTTTAGCATGGCTTAATCAAATCAAAAGAAGAACAAAAAGCTTTTGATAATAGTGAATTATTATTTTAAAGTAAAGAGGGGTTAAACCTCTTTACTCATTATATGAGATATTTTAGCAATACACTCTGGTGTGAAATCTAACATTTGCCATATATTTAATGTTGTTTGTAATTCATCGATTCCACCATCACTGAAAGCTACCAATAGCTCTTCTTGTATATATTTTCTAAACTGTACACTAATCTCATGGTTTTCTCTTTCTGCTGATTCTTGGGAGTTGTGTTGCTGTCCTAAATAATCAATATATATTATTTGTGATTTACATTTATTTGTCATTTTATTCTCCTTTAAGATGAGGTGTTGCTTTTAGTGCAAAAGCATATGCTTCTTTATACGTAGCTTCACGCACTGGTTTTGTTAGTCTGTTCACATCACTATTATCATAAACTATCACATAATTACAATAACCGTCCACAACTATAATAGGGTAATCTACTTTTTTTCTCATTTTTATTCCTTTTGATAATTTACTCGTTTAGTGTTAATTCTATTAATTTTTTACAAGCTTCTGCTACAGCTTTTTCTTTTGTTTCTTCTATTGAGCTGCAAAAGTTATCACCCTGTCTAAGTTCGTAAGACCAACACTCATCTAATCTCAAATATTGAAAAGTTATTTTGTATTCTTCCATTTTTCTTCCTTTAGTCTAATCTATAACCATATTTTAATATATTAAAACTTTAATAATCATTAATCCAATCAAGAAAATAACATTTTATACAAATTTCAAAATTCTTTTAAAAATGAGTTTAAAAAGCTTGACTTTTGTATCAAGATTTCGGTATTGTTATGAATACTTTTATTTATTTCATTTAATGATAAGCCTTTAGCGAATCCTGATTAAAAACAAAAAAACCCAAAGGATACTTAACAATTTTTTTGAGTTTTATAATAAATCTTTATAATTACTACTTAAAACTAAATCTAAAATATTTCTTTAATTGGATAAAAATAACTTTCTCTATCTTGTAATTTGTATAACTTTTAATAGTGTTAATTGTTTAATATATTATATAAGCTTTAACTATCTTTTTTATTATATGCTATAATTATGATAATTATGGATTTTGTGAATCTATAAAATTTTTTCCAGTGGAGAATACTAGTATGACTTTAGAAGAACAAATAGAGGATTTAAAAAATCAAGTAGAGGCAACAGCTTCAAAAAACAAAGAGTTATTATCTGAGTTAAGAGTTGCAAAAAACAAAAACAAGGACATTGATCCTGATACTTACAATAAAGCATTAGATGAAAATGAGCAATTAAAAGAAACATTATCAAAGCTAGATAAAAATTCTAAAATTGAACTAGAGAAATTATCTAAAACTTTAACTGATAAAGATTCTAAGTTGAAACAGATTTTAGTAACAGACGGTTTAAGAGATGCTTTTGTTAAAAATGGTGCAGACAAAGAATTACTGGACGCAGTATTAGCTTTACACCAAAATAAGGTACAATTATCGGAGGATTACACTCCTAACATAGATGGGAAAGACTTAAATACTTTTGCAAAAGAGTGGTTAAGTGGTGATGGTAAAAGATTTGTAGAGTTCGTACCAACTTCTGGTGGAAGTTCAAACGGTTCTGGAAATGGTACACCAGTACCAAAAGAAGTAACAGTTGATGCAAGTAAACATAAAGACGCATCGTCATTTATGAGTGAAGCATTTAATTCATTAACAAAATAATAAGGAAAAATAAATGGCAATTTTAAGTGCAGATTTTTTAGCAGAATTAAACGCAAAAGTTATTAACCCAGCTTTTGAAGTAGCAAGAACAAATTACACGGGTGTATTAAGTAGAATCAGTTATGGTGCTGCAAGACAGCCAGAATCAGGATATAAATTAAGCTGGTTAAACCAACAAATTGGTGCAGGTGGAAACACTGTTAATGGTGCTGTTTTGGCAGCTGCTACAACTATTGCAGTTGATAATGGTTCATTCTTTAGAGCTGGAATGCAAGTTAGTGTTAAAAATAGTAATGAGGTTATTTTAGTAACTGCTGTAAGTGGTAATAATTTAACTGTTGTAAGAGGCTTTGGTGGAACTACTGCTGCAAATATTGCAGATAATGCTGTATTGACAATTGATTCAACTGGTAGAGAAGAAAATTCACTTGGTGTTGATGATGGTATTTTTGAACCTAATCCATCTGAAAATTACTTTCAGACGTTAGACACTCAAATTACATTATCAAGAAGAGCATTAGCTCAAGCACAAATTGGTAATTACAATGACATGCAAATGCAATTAGCTGAAAGAGTTAATCAATTAACTATCCAATTAAATAGAATGTTAATCAGAGGTAGAAAAGCAACTGCAACTATCGGTGGGAAGTTACATACTTATTCTGGTGGTATGATTTATCATACTGAACAAACTGGTGGTTATGCTGTTGATAATGCTACTGCTGCTTTAACATTTGCTAAGATTGATGATTTAGTTGAACAAATTGTTTTAAGAGGTGGAAAGACTGATACTATTGCTGTTAATACAAGACTAGCAAGAGTTATCCAAGGTTTAGTAAACGCTAATTATTCATCACAAAGATTAAGTGAGAATTTAACTGATAGAGGTGCTTTAGTTGCTTTAACTTCTGATTTACCAATCTTAGGACAAATTAACTCAATCATTGTAGATACATCGTTAAATGATAGTGAACTATTAATGTTTGACTCAATGAAACCTAAAATTATTCCAATGGCATCTGGTAATGCAAATGCAGACGGAAATTGGAGAACATTAGACTCAACACAAAAGGGTCAAGATGGTGAAAGTATTAGAATAGTTGGTGATTTTGGTATTGAAATGTCAAGTTTCAAAACTAATCTTGCACGGCTTCACAATATAGGTTAATCCCTATGTTGTTTACAAGTTCAAAAGAAAGTAAAGTAGTATCTTCTAAAAATGGATTTATTCATTTTAAAAATGGAAGATATGAAACAGATAATAAAGATGAAATTGAAGCATTAAAAAAGTGTGAAGATGTCTTTACGGAAGAGGTTGAAAAACCTAAAAAAGAAACTAAGTCTAAATAAGCTTAGATTTTATATTTAAAAAAGGGCGTCTTTGTGATGCCCTTTTTTATTGCTTCAAAGGGATAGGATTGCTCCTATGCCTTAGATTGTGGTTCCCGTTTCATTATCAAGCACCCATTGAGGAAGTGAAACAACATACCGACCATAGTTCTCTTCAATATAGTCAATAAAAGCATTATATACTTCTGGACTCGGCTTTGTAGTGCCCTCTCTTGTTGTAATTTCATGATGATAAACATTAATTAAGCCACCTTTTGCAACTAAGGCTTCTAAATTATCAATATTTGTTTGCAAATCTACATCTACCGATAATCCAAGTCTAATTTTATATAAATCTTCTGGTGGGGAATTTTGAATTTTTACATCAGTTGTTCTCCCTGATTTGATATTGTATTTTTTTAATACAGCAATAACATCATTATTAAATTCTCCATGTGGATAAGCACAGTGATGTATTCCTTCATTGTAAATATCATTTTCAATAAAATATTGGATACAACCTTTTATACTTGCTTCTGCTTCTACGATAGTTGATTCAGTAACCCAATTCAATGAAGTTTTACCATGTATTCCAAAAGTCCAACCATAATCAATCATTTCTCTTATCTGTTCAAGTGTAAGTCTTGGAGCATCAGGTATTGTTCCAATTGCATCACTTATTAAATAAGATGTACCCTTAAATCCATATTGTTTAAGTTTTTGATATGCAACATAATAGTCAGTATCATACCCATCATCCATTGTAATAGCAATTGCAAATCTAGGCTTTTCATTTATTTTTAAACCACCAAATCTCATATTATTATAAGTCCCAGTTTTCCCAGTTCCAATAAATCTTATAGCTTTAATAGTGTCAAATTCTGTAATGTTTCCTATTTTTGCAAAATCAGAAAGTTTAAGTCTGATATTATTCCAGCCATCTGGAGTTGAACTCATTAGCTCTTTTACAGAAATTGATAATCTATTTGTCCAAGAATTAATATTCCCACTCGTTAGCTCTAATGTGATATTCCCATAGTTATTGAAGTTATCTACATACAAATATGTAGATATAGTTTCTATTCCCATAAGAGAAAAATTAACAGTTTGAGAAATTGAAGCGTTAGTACCTATTTCAGTCTCGATGTATTGAATATAACTATCTCCACCAAAAAAAGAAGAATTAACGACAGTAAATTTAGCTTCATCTCCCGATGAAATAACCCAATTATTTAAACTATTAAATTTAACTAAGTCTTTACCAGCTTGAATTAAATTGTTTGGTTTGATTACTTGTGTTTTTTTAATTGCACCATCAATCTCACTACCCAAAGACTGTAATCCCTTAATCTTACTTATTGCATCTTTACTTAGATGTGCTTGTAATAAAGTTTCTTCAATCTCTGCACCCGTTAAAGCTATTTGCTTTTCGTTTTTATTTGTTATATCTATTGCCATTATTTAACTCCTGTAATTATGTAATTATCTGAACTAACTATTATAAAATTATCTGTACTTGTAAAAATAACTCTATTCGCTATAGCTCTACCTGTGAAACTGAAATTTACCAAATTTGGATTAACAAATACATTATTAACACTTGGTATCATACTTACTATCATAATTAATCCCTTATGATGTAAATGTGTGAGTAAGTTGCATATTTTGTAAACAACGTAACATCACACGCAAATGAGAAAGTTCCTTCTGAAGGAATGATTCCACCAGCTGCTGTACTGCCTTTAACTTTAAAGTTAATCGTTCCAGCTGATGTATTCTGAACAATAAACGATGTTGAAGCACCTAAAAGCACATTTTGTGGTGTATCTTTTGTTAGTATTAAATCCTTTTTGTTTAATTATACCCAATATTAGAGCCTTTGTTTTTTAGCTATAATTAAAATAAAAGGTTGATAAAATGTCTTTTCAAGTTGATGATGGAAGCGGATTAACGGACGCTAACAGTTATACAGATGTTGATTATGCAGACTCATATTTTTTAGATAGAAATAATACTGTTTGGAGTGCTTTAACAACTGCACAAAAAGAAGCCTTATTGATATTAGGTACTGATTATATTGAAACAACTTATTACAACTCGTTTAAAGGTGTAATGCTAAATAATTTACAAGCTTTACAGTTTCCAAGAGTTGATGTGTACGGTTTAGAGATTAATTACGATAGAGTTAAGAAGGCTGTTTGTGAATTAGCACTTAGAGCAAACGACGGCGATTTAAATAAAGATATAGATAGACAAGCTATTGAGGAAACGGTGGATGTTATTACGATTAAATACTCAGCTAGTAGCGATCCTAAGACTAGATATCCTTTAATTGCTACATTATTAACCCCTTTGTTATCGAATGGTAAGAGTGGTGTTAATATTGCTTCTTACAGGTAGTTTATTATGACTCAATTAGATAAAATAGCCATAGCAAAAGCCTATGAGCTAATCAATAAATTTGGTAAAGTATTGACTTATAAAAGCGAATCCGAGGGAGTATTCGATCCTTCAACAGGTGATTTTACTGATAGTGTAACAACTCAAAGCTTTAAAGGGTTTATCACTAAGCCTAAAACGGGTGAAATTACATCGGGAATGGCTACTATTGAAGATAATATTATATTGGTAGCATCAAAGAGTTTAGATATTGAACCTAAAGCGAACGATATTATTACTATAAATACTAGAGATATAACAATTAAAAGTATAAATTCAGTTTATTCAGGTGAAGAGATTTGTTTGTATAAGTTAGTTTGTAAGTTGAGATAATTATGGACTTTAATTTAAGTATGGAAAAATTTGCAGAAAAAACATTAGGTAAATTAGAAGTAGGCTTTAAAAAAGTTGCTTTTGGTTTAAGTGAAGATATTATTATGGCAACGCCCGTCGATAGTGGAAGAGCAAGGGGGAATTGGTTTCCTGAAATTAATAGTTTTTCTAATCAAGAAGATTTAAAAGCAGATGACAAAAAAGGATCAAGAGCCATAAATAAAACAAAAGCAAAAGTAAGAGCTTTAAAGCTAGGTCAAACTTTTACATTAACAAATAATCTACCATATATTGAAAAGCTTGAATATGGGTTATATCCACTCAACCCAAAATATGGTACAAGATATGAAATTAGAGACAGTGATAAATTTGTAACTGAAACTGGATTTGTAATATTATCTCAAGGTGGTTTTTCAAAACAAGCCCCACAAGGTATGGTAAGAATTAACCTGATTAAATGGCAACAACATATTAATAATGGTTTCAAATAAGGAATTAAAATGAGTCAAAAAGAAATTAAAGTCGCATTAGACAAAGCAATTGGATTATTAAGTAGTGATATTCAAACGGAATATGAAAATGTAGCGTTTACACCAACAGCAGGGACACCTTATCAACAACTACACTTTTTACCAGCTGTTAATACTTCGATTGAAATAACTGGTCCTGGAGCTATCCATAGAGGTATTTATCAAATAACTTTAAAATATCCAGTTAATAAAGGAGTTAATCCTGCATTGGATAAAGCAGAAAGTATTATAAAAGCTTTTCCAAAAAGTAGGGTTTTAATTGAAGGTACAACTAAAGTAATTTGCGAGCTACCAGTGTATAGAAAATTAGGAGTTGATGGAGATAGATATATTTATGCTGTATCGATTGAATATAAGAGCTATGATTTATAGGAGTAAAAGATGAAAATAACGGAAAGTCAAGGCACAAAATGCTATTTGGTTGATGAAAGTGAGCCATTGTCCACAAGTGCAGAAATTGAAACAGCTATTTTATCAAGTAAAGAAATCTTATTTATTCCAACGCTTGGAGATATAGGTTCATCAAAAAGTGTAACTTCTTATAGCTTTATTAATACAAGTGAAGTAGCTAAGTCTATTGGATCAAGAAGTTTGCCTAATTTTAACTGTGACTTGATATATGATGCAAGTGATACGCAAGGTCAAAACGAAATAAAAGAAATGTACAAAAACAATACAAGAAGAAATATGATTATTTCTATTAGAAACTCTTATATAATTTTTAAAGTTGCAGTTTCAGCACTTAATACAAGTGTTTTAAAAGATAGTGCTGTAATGGCTAAATCAGTTATAGAGATGTGTTCTACTCCAGTTAATATAAGTATACTTGAAACAATTTTTACAAGTTCAGATGGGTTTATTATTGTAAGTTCAGATGATTATATCTTAGTTGGAACTGAAGATGTTGTTGCCTAAAAATCTAATTTTAAGAATTAGATATAATAAGGCTAAGAATTGCTAACAATTCGAATATTAAGCTTAATTAAAAAGGATTTAAAATGGCCGTAAAAATTACTGAGTCACAAGGCACTAAGTGTCATTTAGTTGCAACAACAGTTACAACTGAGACAGCAGCAGCTATAAAAACAGCTATTACTGGAGGAAAAGAAATTCTGTTCATGCCTGAACTATCAGATTTTGGAAGTTCAAAAAATGTAACATCATATTCTTTTATCAATACTGATGAAATTGCAAAATCTTTAGGTTCATTAACACTTGGAAATTTCCCTTGTGATTTAATGTATGATGCAGCTGATATTAAAGGTCAAAAAGACTTAAGAGATATGTATGCTGCAAATTCAAGAAGAAAAATGATCGTTGCATTAAATGATCAAATTACTCCAACAACTGGAAACCCAACTTATATTGTTTTTGAAGTAGCAGTTTCTTCATTAAACATTGGTGTAGCCAAAGATAATGCAGTTATGTCTAAAACAACAATTGAACTTTGTTCAGTACCTGTAATCATTCCAGCAGCATAATAAAAAGTAGGGTTGATTCCCTACTTTTTATTTTTAAATAAACTAACAATTACACATATTCCAACAACTAATCCAATTAATAAAAGAATTTAATAATTTATCTCAAAAAATCAATTCTGCTCTTGACTTTGTGTCTATTATTTGGGTATTGTTATAAATATATTATTTCTTATATGTTTATATTCTTTCTGAAAAAGAAATAAACGAAAACAACTAAAGACAACCATAAATTTTCAACAATAAAATCTTAATAATTATAATAATTCCTTATAAACTAATGTTTACTTAATTGATAAAATAACTTTCTTAAAACAATCATTTTAATATATTCAATTCTTAGTTTTATTATGATATAATAGAATTTTAAAACACAAATAAAAGGTTAATTATGGAATTAAAAAGTTTTGATACGTCAAATTGGGAAAATGGAATTGATATTATTATTAAAGAGTTAGAAGGTAAAGATACTGATGTAGTTTTTAAAATTAAGTATCTTGAATCATCAGCAGGTAAAAAAGCTAGACTTGACTACGGTCGTAAAATTATGGCTTTAAAGGAAGAAGGTAAAGAGCTTTCAGAAGTTACTAATCAAGATGATTTTTTAGAGCTACTTATTGCTTTAATTGTAGATTTCAAAGGTTTAAAAGAAAATGGAAAAGAAGTTAAATTTTCTAAAGAGAAATGTTTAGAAATTTTAAAAGCATATCCTTTCATTACATCTCAAATTGATGTTGCAGTAGGTAATTCTAAACTTTTTTTGCAGAAGTAAAAGAGAGTCTTCTATTATATGTTAAACAACTTAGTTATTATCGGGTTACACCTGATAAAGCTAAGAAGCCAAGATATGAGAGTACTACTCCTGAATTTCCTGAAGTAAAGTATTGCACTTATCTGTTAGAGTACCTATCAGATTTAGGCTATGCTTCGATTGGAATGAATGGCTATATATCTTTAAGCTTTCAAGAGATTAACGCTTATATTCAAAGTATAGGTGTTAAATTAGACGCTTGGGAGTGTGTATGGCTAAAAGAATTATCAACTGCTTATGTAAATGAGTCTTATGATAAAAGCCCTACAAAGTTTGCACCCTATTCAAGTGGTAAATATACATTTAGTTCAGATGATGCCATTCTAGCTGCGTTTAGTGGATTAGGTAAGAGTAAGTAAAGAGGGGTTTAGTTCCCCTCTTTATTTTTTAAGGTTTATTATTTCTTCTATTTCTTTTTTACTATAAACATATCCAAACCCTTTGATGTTGTTGATTTTTCTAAATTTATTTATTAAGTTTTTATTTATTCCTAAAAAATCAACAAGTTCTTTTCCTGTAAAAGAATAATATTCACTTGCTGTTTTTTTAAGTCCTATTAATGCTAAATTAGGCATAGCTTCAAGGTATAATTTATTCAGCTCTGGGAGTTCTTTTCTCAAATAAGATTCAGCTTCATTTATTTCTTTTATATAAACAATATTTGCTTTAAGTGAAAATCTAACATTAAAAAATAATGCTGTTTTCTTAATCTTATCAAATCTTTTTGAAATGCTATTTTTGTAAACTAAGCAACTATGTAGAACATCTAAAAATAACTTTGTTTTTTTAAAATCAATATCATCCCATTTTGCTTGATCAATAAAATCTTCACATTTGTTACATATGAAAAAACTTTTATTATTAACTATTAAATCATCTTCAATATATTTTCCATATCCTTCAGGATAATCTTCTTTTTTGTGGCAACAAACACAATAATTACTCATCTTCAGCCTTTGTAATTACTTTTAAATCACTATCTTTAAAAATAGCAACTGGAATAGTGTTGCTTCCTTTTTCTTGAGCTAACAGCAATAATTGGCCTGCTTTTATTTCAGTATTGTAGCTTTGAATTATTGTATTAGAAACCTTTGTTAAACTTATAACATCTTGTTGAGTTGTTGTGCCTCTTTTAATTCTTGTTATTTCATCAAATAACGCGTTTCTTAATATTTGCATTTCAGTCATTTTTTCTTCCTTTAATTGTTTTGATAAAGAAATTATAATATATTAAAACTTTAATATAGATTAAGTGAGATTTTGAAGTAAGTACACATTAAAAAAGCCACCCTTAAAAACAAGAGTGGCTTAGTACTAAAATAATTAATCTATTATAATATATTAAACTTAAAAACTTATTAATTAAAAATCTAAACTCTATCATTTCGGTATAATCTAAATAAAAATATAAGGATATTCATATGGATATATCTTCATTAAAAATAGCGATAGACTCAAGGGACGCTTTAACTGCTAAGAGTAATTTAGAAAGTTTAAATAGAAGTGCAGGCACTACATCAAAAGGTGTTTCTTTACTTTCAAGTAGCTTTTTAAATCTTAGGAATGCTGTTGCAGGATTTTCTACTTTTCAACTAGCTAAGCAGTTTATAACAACTGCTGATTCTATGAACTTATTAGATGCAAGATTAAGATTAACTACTAAATCCGTAGAAGAATATAAGTCACAACAAAAAGCATTAACTTTAACTGCTAAAGAATCATACACATCTATTAATGATACGATTACTTTATATACAAAGTTAAATCCTGCATTAAGTAAGGTGGGAGCTACAACAGAACAAGTTAATCAAGTTATTAGTTCATTTACCAAAGGTCTTCAATTAGGTGGAAGTACGGCGTCTGAAGCAAGTTCTGCAATACTTCAATTTTCTCAAGCGATGGGATCAGGTGTTTTAAGAGGTGAAGAATTTAATGCAATGACTGAAGCATCTCCAAAACTTTTAGAGTACTTGGCTAAAGGATTAGGGCGTCCACAAACTGAACTAAGGAAAATGGCTGAAGCTGGTGAACTAACTGCTATAGCTGTATCAAATGCTTTATTAAAGATGTCAAGTGCGATTGATAAAGATTTTGCAACTCTACCTGTTACCTCTGGAAAAGCCCTAACTAGCTTAGGTATTGACTTGAAATTTGCTGTTAGAGATATAGATTCTGCAACGGGAGCATCAAAAGCCTTATCTGATATGATTTTAGAATTAGGTGGTGAAGTATCAAGTGCTAGTCAGTCAATAATTAAATTTTATAAAGATACAAAAATATTTTTAAAAGAAAATGAGTCTGCTTTAAATATGACAACAGAAGCTGCGAAAACATTATTAGGAACTTATACAGCATTTAAAGCAATATCATTTGTTTTTGAAGGGATTACAGCCTCAATAATAGCAATGAGAACCGCAATGATGGCGTTAAGTGCTGCGACTCCAATAATAGGTGCTGTTTCTTTAGCTATTTATGCTTTGTCTACTTCATTTATTGAAGGAAAAACAAGAACTGACAATTTAGGAAAATCAGTTGATGAGTTGGCGAAGTCACTTAGCTTATTAGATTTACAAACGAGATTAGTTGATGTAAATAAAGAACTCAAAAAGATGGACGAAAACATCAAGGGGTATAATGATACTCAAAAAATGATGTATCAAGGTGGTTATGATTTAGCCTATAAAGAAAAAATCCAACTTGAAAAAAGTATCGCTTTAATTGATAAAAAGAATGAGGCTTTAAAAGGTGGAAATTCTACAACTTCACAACAAAAAAAACCATCTGAATTAACAGACGATTTAAAAGCAATATTAAATCCACAAGAATTAGTAATACAAAAGTACGCTAAATTATTTCAAGATTTAACAGCGGCTGGAAAAATGACTGCAGAAAATGCAGCAAAAATCCAAAAACAAATGAATGATGAGATTGATAATCTTGATAAAGAAGCAGTAGAAAAAAGAAAAAAAGAGCATTTCCGTCTATCGCTTCAAACATTTCCATATATTTAGCGTTAATTTTATCTACTTCGCTTGTAGTTGTATCCATGGCTTGATTTACTAAATCTTGTTTTGCTTTTTGA